GTTTTGTTTTAGGGGCGCTAACCGAGTAAGCGCATAATTATTTTGCCGAACTCGAAAGCCCATTTGTAAACGGCGTCAGATTTGAAATCTGTGCTGTAAGACAGTCGGTACAGTCTGCCTATTGCAATGGCAGCTTGTGCAACATTCAGGACAAGACGCGCCGTCCGCTGCGAGTCAATTTGAGTGTTTGCTGATATCTGATTGTCTTGGACTACTTCAAAGCGTGTAAATGTATCAGACACGCCTTCGTTGTTTAGCGGGGAGAGAGCTTGCCAACTATGACCATTGTCATCGCTGACTTCCACGCAAATGTTCGCGTGGTCACGGTAAACACCATTTGAGGTTGGCCGGGTTTGAGTATCCAGCATCCAAGTATAATCAAGCAAGTATGTGCCTGCTATCAATGGTTGGATTGCCGAATAGACATGGGTATCAAATTGATATCCTACTGGAAATTTCACATCCGGGGTGGTACTCTCAATCTGGTATTGGTGTGGCGGATTGGCGCCACTGTTAAAATCAAGACTAAAGGTCCCTGGGAAGGCGACTGGTGTTATATTTGTCCAGTCCCCGCCACCTAGGCTCAAGATTAACATTTGTTCCAATGCCGGCGGTTGTCGGGCAGTTGTGAGTTGGGGAGTCAATAACTCCACCTCGTAGTGCACCCAGAGTTGACCTACATTTGGCAAAACTCCAGATTGCAAGCTAGCGAGGAAGGTAAAGAAACCACAATCTTCAAGACGAATATCTCCGTTCGTGTCACTTCCTGTCCTGACAAACTTGGGGATCCCGCCTGGGTGTAAGCTGGCGGTGTTTGCTCGACATTGTCCACTTTCCCAGATGTTGAAGTCGACTGCGCCTTCTCGGGCGGCGAGTTGCGCAAATGTCTGCCCGGGAGGATCATTTGGGTCGTAGTCAATTGACAAGAGGACTGATCCGCCTTGGGTCGCTGGGGTTCGAGATACAAACTCGAATCTGAGAGAGTGGAACCGATACCGTTCGAAGTTGGGGGCGATGTAGGACAACCAAGGAAAGGTCTGCTGGTCTCCGGGGTTGATACGATAGATGTGTGGGTCAAAGGACACATCTGCGTTCTCCTCTGAAATGAGTTCCCGGTGCTTGACAACAAAGCCTCGTGGCTTCGAATGAGCCTTTGCTGTCTTGACCTTCTTTGACTTCGCTGGCGCGAAAGGTACCATTTGTTTACTGGCATTGATCTTCTTTTTCTTTGCCATTTTCGTGAGGGCATCGCAGCTCACGCCCCAAGGGGGTCACTCAACCCCCTGACAGGATCTTAATCCTGCTTGGCCCCCTGCGCTGGGGCCTCCTTGCTCGCCTTCCCTTTTGCCTTATGTTTCCCCTTGTCCGGGGGTTTTGCGCTCTTTTCCCCACCATCCTCCTTGTCAGGCTTCGAGTTAGCACGATCCTTGTGCTTGCTCTTTCCTTGACCCCCTCTATTGGGGTTTGGGTTCTTCTGGTGGTTTCCTTTCTGGCTCTTGCCAGAGTCGGGAGCGGGCGGGTGGGCATTATCTGCCGAGGGATTTGTAGGCTGCTGCTGAGCTTGTCTTTGCCTTGCCGGAGCGATGTATTCACCGTCGACCTCTACGGGTAATTCGGTCGACATGATTTCCACATTAGGCAGATGTGGTACATCAAAGTACGCTGTCGAAGGATCAAGAGCGTAAGCACGAGCTTTACTGTTGAGATCTGCTAGATCCAACTCTGGCCACAATCTAGCACACGCGTCCATATGGACCGCCGGTATGCTCGGTTGTTGGACAAAAGGACTAGACCAACCATGATAGTTTTCACTCAACGTTTGCTCATCAGGGGTTACATTTTCCAACTTCCTGAGAATGCCATACGCTATCCAGGCTAAAACAGGCGTTTGCTCATCTGTGTGGTATATACACCAGGCCGTAGCCACCGCGATAGTCTCATTGCCCACACTTGCTGGTCTTTTCGTCAAGTGTAGCTTCTTGAGTCTGCGCGGCACATCACAAAAGCTTGTCGATTCGCCGCCCCAAACATTGGGGTAGAACCGCGAACAGTATTCTACACAGTCCATGTTCGCCGCTCTACAAACTTGCTCCTTCAACATCATGCCGAATAATTCGGCCACTGCACTTGCCCCGCGGCCCGTGCCACGGGAGACACCATCATCACCACAGTAAATGCCCAATTTACCGAAGGCAGCCGCAGGCGCTTCTTCAAGCACCGTCCGTCGCCTATAGTACTCAAGGAAAGCATTCCCAATCGTACCATGTATTGATGTGTCCATGCAACCAGAACACTGAGCATATCCAGAATCCCACTGCAAACCTTTACCGAAAACCTTACGCTTCATGGTCTTCTTGTAGGCTGCAAGCGCCATTTCCGCATTACCCGAGGCGTCAAATAACTTACGCCTCAAGGTGCGGAATAGCGCTCTCAAAGGTGGGCCGACCGACCCATCATAGGATGAGAAATCGGTCGCGAATAAAACTTCATCTGTGCTGGCCATATGGGCTATCCGGTTTCCAACTTGCGTTGGGTTCTTCCCGGGCCCATAAAAGTGCAGTTTCTTAAAGGCTTCAGCCATGGGGTACACGAATAACGCGTTTTCAGTACGCGTTATTGGGTCCGTCTCAGTAATAATGCGTGGTGCTTTTAGCTTGCCATTCTCACACTTATTACACCCCTTGGCTACTCCGCCTTCACCGGCAAAGCTGATACCCGGTTCTGCTTCTGCGAGTTTTCTCCGCTGCGCTGGCCTTCGCATGTTCTGCATCAACGAATCGTATTCTGCCATGCTTAGGTCACCCACAACTTCATGGATGAAATCCGTAAACTCACCAATCAACCTGTCTTGGTCTGGAACAGTTGATTTGATGTTCTTACGAGGCTCCTCCACGCGCAGCTTGATGCTTGCTCGCAGATTGTCTTGGTTCATACGCGGAATGAGTGTCGCACCGGGGTACATAGGGTTAAGAAAACCCCGGTGGGGCGTCGACTTCTCATCGCAATTGGGATCCTGAGGGTTTATGGTGAACGACTTTTTCACCGGGCGTGGTGGCTCACTATGCGTTTTCAAAAGCACGTCTTGATCAGATAAGTGTTTGAGGATAGCTAAGGTGTGCGGGTCAGGTTTTTCCTCCCCGTCAGCTATCTCCGCAGTAGTGACATTCCCAACGGTCTTATCACCATAAAGACCCTGGGCCACCATCCTGGCGTACAATCGTTCCGGCCCACTAAAGATGTGGGACAAACCCGGAAATGCACACGAAATATGCGCATTGCCATTCAGGTCCAAGAACCTTGACGCGAAAACCCCTCCCGCGTTCAAGAAAGACATCCTTTTAAGGCGTGGGATGTCCTCCTCCCACATCAGCGCTGCCAGGCCGCCCAGTCGCTTCGATGGAAGCAAGTGAACGACCACACGCTGCTGCCCCATATCCCTATGCTCAACCAAACAACAAATGTATGTAGGGTATAAACAATAAAGAAAATGTAGCAACAGCACGCCGGCAAACATAAACCACGGAAAGCTTATGTCAATGCACTCTGTGAAGAACGTGAATCCATAGCCCGAATTTACAAAGGTGGGCCACGGAATCAGGAAGGCTTTCGACCAGATCGCCACTGCAGTTTGTTCTAACCGCAGTGTTGGAACTGAGTACCTTGTGGTGCAGAATTCAACGAACCCGGACAATAGTTCGTGTCGTTCTACGTTTCCCAGATAGTTCACACTCAATCTGTACAGGTATGGAACGAAAACGCACAAGTAGGCAACCGTGACTGCTAGGTCGACACGGGGTGTGAACACTTGCCCTTTTAGGAAAACATGATCCATGTTCCAATCCCAAACCTTGTGCTTATATCCGCCCTGGGGCGCAGCTCCTGTACAGAACCGGAAGGTCTCTCCGTCTGACTCAATCGCTATATCGACTTCGTCGGATTTACCTCCGGGGGACGTCAGTGCCCATGTATACATGGACAAAGGATTCCCATCCTTGACTAAGCTAAAAAGCTCGCTCTCCTCAAGGTGAGAGTCCACGTCAATCAACTTTAAACCGTGGCCTTGTGGGCCCCTAGTGAAATCTTCCGCATCGTACTCGAAGAACCTTGCTAGGTCTTTAGAGTCATGAAACTCTCTAGACCCTGCTCGGAAATTCATCATGTCCTTGTTGGATTTCGAAATGGAATAAATATCCCATCCAAGATCCTGGAACATCTGTTCAATGCGGTTGTCCGCTCCGGTCCTCCTTGCTGCCGCCTTCTTATGTGGGTTCTCTTGCACAGGGGCTGGCAGGGTGGCAGCATGGGTTGTAGCTTTCTTCCATTCCATACGTCGCTCGTTTGTAGTCAGAGCTACGCCGCCCATTAACGGTCGTAGTGGCCTCAGCACCGTTCGGGTATACCACCGAACGCGGTGCCTAAACCGCCACGCAAAAGGCAAAGTCAAGAGCCAGTAGACTTGCCCAGTGCCCGTCAAGGCGTAAAGGAATGTGCACAAAAGTGCGTAGAATGCTTGCACCCAAAAGGGGTTCCGGAATAGATTTTGATCTAAGG